TCATTGGGTTGGTTTCCAATCTAGATACATCAGCATATACAGATGGAGCGCAACTCTATCTAAGCCCAACTACAGCAGGAACTTTAACAGCCACCAAGCCTTATGCACCACAGCATTTGGTATACATGGCAGTTGTGGCTCATGCTCATCCAACTCAGGGTAAGTTAATTGTTAAAGTACAAAATGGTTATGAGTTAGATGAACTTCACAATGTTTCTGCTCAGTCTCCCGCTACTGGTCAAACGATTGTTTACAACTCAAGCACTTCACTTTGGGAAAAGAACACTGTTTCCTTGACTGCTGGTATCAATGGTACTTTGCCTGTTGCCAATGGTGGTACTGGTGTAACTACTAGCACTGGAACTGGTAACACTGTATTGTCTACTAGTCCAACGCTAGTAACTCCTATCCTTGGAACTCCAACATCTGCTACTTTGACGAACGCAACTGGTTTGCCTTTGACAACTGGCGTAACTGGAACACTCCCAATAGCTAATGGTGGTACAGGAACAACAACTCCAAGCATTGTTGCTGGCACAAACATCACAGTCACAGGTAGTTGGCCTAATCAAACAATAGCATCATCAGGCGGTGGTACTCTTGTATTTCCTTTTTACAAGGCTGATGGCACATCGGACACTATTGCTTTGGTAAGTAGTTCATATCTTCCTTTCTTTAATAGTTCTGGCACAGCAAAGAACATTGCACTAACAACTTGAGGTAATTTATGGCTGTCGTTAATCTTGTCAAATCAATTTATACAGGTGCAGATGTAACCTCACTAGGTGAAGTTGCTGCAGCAGACTCAGTTAACTTGCCAACTGGATCACAACTAAACTCTGCTGATCTTGTTAGCATTTCAGCGACACAAACGCTAACCAACAAGACTCTGACAAACCCAACAGTCACGAACTACACAGAGACTTTGTTCACTGCTAACACTAGCACTGCGATCACAGTTTCTTTGGCTAACGGCACTGTTCAGCAGTTGACTCTAACTGGCAATGCAACAATCACAATGCCAACGGCAACGGCTGGTAAGTCTTTCATAATTATGTTGAAACAAGATGCTACTGGCGGTCGTTCAGTAACTTGGTCAACAGTGAAATACCCTGGCGGTACTGCACCAACGATTACAGCAACTGCTAGTAAGCAAGATATCTTCAGTTTCTTTGCGGATGGCACGAACTGGTACGGCACGACTATTGGCTTGAACTACACACCATAAGGTTTTTAATGTTTGCAGCATCTAAATCAGGTTCGCCAGCAGAAGCAACTGACGCACAATTTAACTATGTCACCATGCTCTTACATGGCGATGGGACTAATGGTGCTCAGAACAATACGTTCCTAGACTCATCCACAAATAACTTCACCATTACCCGCAACGGCAATACTACGCAAGGCACGTTTACGCCTTATGGTAGTAATTGGAGTAATTACTTTAATGGCTCAGACGCTTATTTAACTACATCATCATCAGCAAATCTTGCATTTGGCTCTGGAGATTTGACTGTAGAAGTATTTGCATATTTAACAGGAAGTGCAAGCGCTAGATTTTTGTTTGACTTTAGAACATCTGGAAGTGAATCAACAACAAGGATTTATTCGTATGTAACTGGAACAACTTTATACATTGGGTTTGGCGGTTCAGATGATATAAATGTTGGCTCGGTCTTTACTGCATCACAGCAAAACCATTTAGCAATAGTTCGTTCTGGCTCTGGCTCAAACAATGTTTCTATATTTTTAAATGGCTCAAGAATATATCAACTTACAGATACAACAAATTTTTCAACAAACACTTTTGCGACTATTGGTCGCAGATATGCAATAAGCGGTGGTGACAACTATTGGTTGGGATATTTATCAAATTTAAGAGCATTAAAAGGTACTGCACAATATTCTGGCACAACATATACAGTCCCAACTTCACCATTGACGGCAATCACAAACACTCAGTTGCTGACCTGCCAAAGCAATCGTTTTATAGATAACAGTACAAACGCATTTACTTTAACTGTTAACGGCTCACCAAGCGTCCAACGCTTCAGCCCATTTAGCCCTACATCTGCCTACTCCACAACTGTGAACGGTGGTTCTGCCTTTTTCGATGGAACGGGCGATTATTTGAGTGCGGCTGACAATTCAGCTTTTAACTTGAATAGTGTTTCGTTTACTGTTGAGTGCTGGGTTTATTGGAATAGCGTTTCTGGTGAGCAAAACATTGTTGAACAATTTACAAACCCAAGCGGGCCGGGATGGACACTATATAAATTTAACTCCTCAACTGGTTCACCAGCAGGAAGTGTTGATTTTTATGGTGGTAGTACAGGATTAAACTCAGGGTTAGTTCCTGTTGCTGGGCAATGGTATCACTTGGCAATTAGCAGAGATAACTCAACTGGTGCAGCATCTTTTTATGTAAACGGCACAAGAACTGCTAATGCAACATTTAATGTTAGTTCTAGTGCTTCTACCGCATTGCTTGTTGGTGTAAGGGCTGGTGGTTCAACTTGGTTCAATGGTTACATGGAAGACTTGCGTATTGTTAAAGGGTCTTATGTCTACAACCCAACAGCCACAAGCATTACTGTTCCAACAGCACCATTAACTGCAGTATCTGGCACATCATTGCTTCTAAACTACACCAACGCTGGCGTACTCGACAATGCCATGATGAACGACTTAGAAACTGTGGGTAACGCACAGATTTCTACTAGCGTTAAGAAGTATGGTACTGGCTCATTAGCGTTTGATGGAGGTGGCGATTATATTGTTCCAACATCACCTAGTTCAAATGTTGTATTAGGGTTAGGTTCTGGAGACTTTACTATTGAATTCTGGGTGTACTTTAATAGTGGATTAGGTTCTGATATTGTTTTGTTTGATGGCAGACCTTTATCAACCAATGGCGCTTATCCAACTCTATATGTAAATTCATCATCACAAATTTCTTATGTAGTTTCAAGCGCAGATCGAATTACATCTGCTTCAGCGTTTAGCACATCAACTTGGTATCACATTGCTGTTTCAAGAAGTGGCACAAGCACAAAGATGTTTGTCAATGGCACACAAGTTGGCTCTACTTATACAGACTCAACTAATTATTTGAGTGCGTCAAGAAGACCAGTTATTGGTATCAATGGTTTTAACGAGACTGCTGCACCATTAAACGGCTATATAGATGACCTACGCATCACCAAAGGCGTGGCTCGATATACGGCTAACTTTAGCGTTCCTACCGCAGCATTCCCAAATAATTGATATGAAAAATAAACCCTTACCAAGTAAAGAATATTTAAATAGTATTTTGTCTTATGACAAAGATACTGGTGTGCTTACATGGAAAGAAAGAAAGTTTGAATCATTATTGGCAAATGGTTGGAATAAAAGGTACGCAGGTAAAACATTGACTACTGTTAGTTCTGCTGGATATATTTTTGTAAGTATTGATAATTCAAGGTATTTAGCACATCGTGTAATTTGGAAGATGATTACAAATGATGATGTTTTAATTGTTGACCATATCAATAGAAATCGCATTGACAATCGTTTATGCAATCTTAGAGAGGCATCAACTTCTCTTTCTATGCACAATAGAAAACACGCAAGTTGCAGATTACCACAAGGCGTTCAACCAAATGGCTATAGATTTATGGCACGGATTTACTACAAGGGAAAGTCATTTCATTTGGGAACTCATGCGACACCAGACTTAGCAAGTGAAGCATATCAAAAAGCCGCTATTGAAATTTATGGAAATTAAGGATAAACATGAACATTGCTAAACTTATTGATGGACAACTTGTTGTTGCTGATTACAGAGAGATGTTTAAAGAAACATCATTCCCTGTAGGCGGCCCTGACGACAACTTCTTTACTGAGAATAACTGCTACAAAGTCAGTATGTTCAAGCAACATGACCAAGCAACACAAATGCTAGTTGGTTGTGGTGCTTATTTAGAGGATGGTGTGGTTTACACAGTAGAAGTGCAGACTAGACCAGAGCCAGTAGTAGAGACAATTACGATTGAATCAGGAAATGGCGCATGAACAAAGAGTTACAGACCTATTATGAGGAGCGCTTCTCAATGATGGCTACCCAAGGGTGGAAAGAACTTTTAGAAGATATTGACAATATGATTGAACCTTTGAATAATATATCTACAATTGAAGACGAAAGAAGTCTACAATTTAGGAAAGGTGAACTTTCTATTCTCACTTGGCTGAAAAACTTAAAAGAAGTCAGCGAAAGAGCATTTGAGGACTTAAATGAGAAGAATGTTTGAATTTGCCTGTATAAACGGGCACAAGACAGAAAGATTTGTTGTTTATGAGACAACAAGTCTTGTATGTGAGTGTGGTGAGGATTCTCATCGCATTTTATCTGCGCCAGCCTTTAGACTTGAAGGATGGTCTGGTTCATTCCCAACGGCTCACGCCAAGTTTGAGAAAAGCCATACCGACAAGTTGAAATCTGAGCAGAAACTCAACTCATAAGCAATAATGCCGAGTTGAATCTCCTACAACCGATTGACGGCAGGAAAAGGAAAAAAGTATGTTGATTGACAACGACAAAGAAGAGTTAGGTGAGTTAGAGATTGAGCAACAGAAGATCGAGCAAAAGGCTGAACTTCCTGAGAAATACAGGGACAAAAGTTTAGACGATATTGTGAGGATGCACCAAGAGGCTGAAAAGCTCATTGGAAAGCAAGCACAAGAAGTTGGCGAGGTCAGAAAGTTAGCCGATGAACTTATTAGACAGAACCTTGGGTCTAAACAACAACAGATAAAGCAGGACGAGCCTGAGATTGACTTTTTTGATGATCCAAAGAAGGCAGTTCAAAGGACAGTTGATAGTCATCCTGACATCTTGGCGGCTAGACAAGCCACTCTAGAGATGAAAAGGTCACAGATTCAACAGAAGTTAGCGAATGAACACCCTGATTTTGGCGATATTGCTAAAGATCAGAACTTTGCAAATTGGGTTAAATCTAGCCCAGTTCGTATAGAATTGTTCAAGCGAGCCGATGCTGAGTTTGACTATGATTCTGCCAATGAATTGTTAAGCACTTTCAAGCAACTTCGTGGCGTTAAGAAACAGCAGAATGAGTCCTCAGGGGAGGCTACACGAAAGCAGAATCTTAAAGCTGTAGGGGTTGATGTAGGTGGTTCTGGTGAGTCATCTAGGAAGGTTTATCGTAGGGCTGACCTTATTCGGCTGAAAATGCAAGACCCGAACCGATACGATGCTTTAAGTGATGAAATCATGACAGCATACGCAGAGGGCAGGGTTCGTTAAAATTTGTTTTAGGAGATTTAATCATGGCATATCCAACACCAGCGGTAACAGTAACTACCGCAGCAACGTTCATTCCAGAAATCTGGTCTGACGAAATCGTAGCCGCTTACAAGAAAAATCTTGTTTTGGCTAACATCGTAATGAAGATGAACTTCAAGGGCAAGAAAGGTGACACTGTTCACATTCCAGCTCCTACCCGTGGTTCAGCTACAGCGAAAGCGGCATCTACTGCCGTGACTCTGATTGCCGATACTGAGACAG